ATGAGCAAGAACAGCGGCAAGGATAAAGCAAAGAGCGCGACGGCCAACAAGACCATCGCGTTGAACAAGCGTGCCCGCCACGAGTACCACATCGAAGAACGCTTCGAGGCCGGCCTGGCACTGCAGGGCTGGGAGGTGAAGTCGATCCGCGCTGGCCGCGGCAACATCATCGATGCCTACGCCTACGTCAAGCACGGCGAGATCTTCCTGATCGGCGCCCAGATCACCCCGTTGATCCAGGCCTCCACCCACGTGGTGGCCAACGACCGGCGCGAGCGCAAGCTGCTGCTGCACCGGAGCGAGATCGACAAGCTGGTCGGCAAGGTCGAGCGCGATGGCTACACCATCGTGCCCACCGCGATGTACTGGAGCAAGAACAAGATCAAGCTCGAAGTCGCGCTGGCCAAGGGCAAGCAGACCCACGACAAGCGCGATGCCGCCAAGGACCGCGACTGGGCGATCGAGAAGCAGCGCGTGATGCGTCGCGGCAACCGCGACGCGTAAGGCCGCTGCGCATCACCCTGTAAAGCCGGGCCATGCTCGGCTGCCTTGGTTTTCTGTAGAGCCGAGCCATGCTCGGCTTCGGTAAGAAAAGCAGTCGAGCATGGCTCGGCGCTACAAAAGGCGGGTCACCCCGCCAGCATGCCCTGCCCGCGCATGCGCGGCGCCAGCGCCGCGTGCATCACCGCCAGGTGCATCACCACCGCCAGTTCCGGCGCGTAGCGGTCATCGCCTTCCCGCCACTGCTGGGCCAGCTGCGCGGCATCATCGGGCAGCAACGACAGCAACTGGGCATCATCCAGCGCATCGGCGGCGCCCTGCAGCTGGCGCGCCAACTGCCGCGACTGCCACACGTGCACGCCAATACTGAGACTGGCCAGCGACATCAGGACCACGGCCAGCCCGTGCTCGAACCACTGCGACAGCACTTCCGGCCCCCACAGCAGGGCCGCCAGTACGGCCAGGCCCGGTAGGCGCCAGCCGAGCCAATGGATGCGACCGCGCTGCGACCAGTGCACCACCACCGCGCTGGCGACCAGTGCCGCCGCGGCCGTGGCCGGCAACTCCGTCACCCAGGTGGCCGCCAGCAGCACCGCCAGCACGGCCCAGACCCAGCCGGGCGGCAACGCGCGCCGCTGATAGTCGGCACCGACCGGCCCGATCAGCTGTCGCAGGCTGCGTTGTTGGCTTGCATCGGTCACCCACAGTCTCCGTGTCTGTCCTGGCTCGGATGGTCGTCGCCAGTGTGTCGCAAATTCGTGCCAATGACGTTACCGATCCGCTATGACGGTGGCTCTACAACGTGTTGTGGATTGCAAAGGTGACTGTTCAGCTGTTTTGCCGTAGCATTGCAACCGTTGGGCAGGCCCTGACCGTGGCAACGCGGGATCGGCCCTGTACCTTGCAGCACTGTAGAAACCGGGGGTGCATTGGTTTCGACGGGGGTTGTGAAGTCGCCTGGCGCATGCCGAGGGGGTAGCTTTCCTCGTAAATCCAGCTGCAAAACTCTAGTTGCCAACGACGACAACTACGCTCTGGCCGCTTAAGGCCTAAGCCTCGAAACCGCTTGTGTCCATGCTCGCGGTGTAGAGTCACTATCATGGAATCGCGCTGGGTGGCTGCCTGTCAGTCCGGCACTAGAACACAACAGGCTGGTTCCCGGATGCGCTTTGCACGCCGTGCTGTTCGGGGACGAGATCCAACGGTGAGCTAAGCATGTAGTGCTGGGGATGGAGTGCCTTCGGACGGCGGTTCAATTCCGCCCACCTCCACCAACGAACGGTTCGTAAAGGACCGGAGAAGCCCGGAAACCCCCGCATCACAAGGGTTTCCGGGCTTTTTTATTGTCCGCAGCAGACCGGGGTAATCCGTTTCAATCCATGAGACGGTGGGGGTATATCAAGGGGTATCCGACCGCACCCACTGAAGCGATACCCCCAATGCCTCTGACCGACGCAGCCATCAGGCGCGCCAAGCCCAGCGACAAGCCGCAGAAGATCACCGACGGTGGCGGCCTGTACCTCTACCTCACCCCGACCGGTGCACGCAGCTGGCGCTGGAAGTACCGCATCGCCGGCAAGGAGAAGCTGCTGTCGATCGGCCTGTACCCGGATGTCTCGTTGGCGCGCGCCCGCGAGGCCCGCGACGAAGCCCGCCGGCTGCTGGCCCGAGGCGTCGACCCGGGAGCGCAGAAGAAGGCTGCCGCCCTCGCCCACTCCGCCCTCGGCTCGGACAGCTTCGAGACCATCGCTAATGAGTGGCTGGCCACACGCCCCTGGGTGCCCAGCTATGCGGAGAAGGTCGAGGCCTGGATGAAGAACGACGTATTCCCGTGGATCGGGTCGCGCTCTGTAGCTGACCTCACCGCGCCGGACTTCCTCCGGGTGGCCCGGCGCATCGAGGAACGCGGCGCGATCGAGTCCGCGCACCGGATCATGCAGAACTGCGGCCAGATCATGCGCTACGCCGTGGCCACCGGCCGCGCCGAGCGAAACCCGGTTGCCGACCTGAAGGGAGCGCTCGCGCCGCCGAAGGAAGCCCACCACGCAGCGATTACCGACCCAGTGCAGCTGGGTGGCCTACTGCGCTCCATCGAGGCATACAGCGGATCTGCCATCACCAGGGCGGCGCTGCGGCTGGCGCCGCTGGTGTTCCTGCGTCCTGGAGAACTGCGGCATGCGGAATGGGACGAATTCGACCTCGACGCGGCCGTGTGGACCATCCCGGCCAGCAAGATGAAGATGCGTGCTGCGCACCTGGTGCCGCTGTCCAGGCAGGCGCTGCAGATCCTAGAGGACATCAAGCCAATCACCGGACGGCACAAGTGGGTGTTCTCTGGCGCCCGCGATCCAAAGCGCCCGATGTCGGAGAACGCTGTTACCGCCGCGCTGCGCAACATGGGTTACGACCGCACGATGATGACCGGGCACGGCTTCCGCGCGACGGCTCGCACCATTCTTGACGAGGTCCTGCACTTCCGCCCGGACATCATCGAACACCAGCTTGCTCACGCGGTGAAGGATCCCAACGGCCGGGCCTACAACCGCACGTCGCACCTGCAGGAGCGCGTGCGGATGATGCAGGTCTGGGCGGATTACCTCGATGGCCTGCGCGATGGCAACGTGGTGAAGCTGCGGGCCGGATGACGCCTACACGCCCCGCCGCATCTGCTCCAGCCCTGCCCTCAACCGCGCCTTGCTGCGAACGTCCCTCGCGCGCGGTTTCGTCTCCGCAGGCGGCTTGCGCGGCTCCAGCGCTGCCTTAATCCGCTCGATCTCCTTCGCCCCAGCCTCAGCCAGGCGCCGGGCCTGTTGCTGCTGCTCGCGGGTTGGCGGCAGTCCTGGCAGTGGCGGAGGCAACTGGATCGGCGTGCTGTCGGTCAGCCGGGCGACGGCCTCACGCAGAGGCAGCTCGGGATACAGCCTGGCGGCGCACCAGCGCTCGGCGTAGCGCTTCGCCTGTCGGACGTTGGCGGCGCGCGCTTCCTTGGTGTGCCACATCTTCTGGCCCTCCATCCACAGCCGGACGCCAGGACCGCCATCGAGCGTGACGTTCGCCGTTTCCCGGCCGTTATACCAGAGCGCCCAGCGCTCGCCGGTCTGGACCCAGCCAGAGGGGATCGGGGCGGTGCGGAAACCTTGGTGGCCGTGCGAAGGAAGCATGTCCGGAAGGATACGGCCGGCCGTCGCAAAGGCTGCGACAAGGGATCGTTCACCGGCTGAACCGTTCGGGATCACACCCCGGCCACGGCCGGCCGGACTACCCTTCGGCCATGTGCGGCCGATTCGTCCAGCTCCCCGTGATCAACTTCGGCCAGCCGGGGCTGGCTGACCTTGCCCCCGGCCTGGCCGAGATCCAGCCCAGCTACAACCTGGCGCCGACGCAGCGGGCGTCGGTGATCCTGGACCGTGGCGAAGGCCGGCAGGTGACCCGGCTGGCGTGGGGCCTCCTGCCGTTCTGGGCCAAGGCCAAGGGCCTGCAGGGCTCGACCATCAACGCCCGAATCGAGACGGTTGTCACCAAGCCCGCCTTCCGGTCGGCGTTCAAGAAGCGCCGCTGCGTGATCCCCATGGCCGGCTACTACGAGTGGTCGGTGAACCCCGAGGACGGGAAGAAAGATCCCTGGTTCATCCACGCTACCGGGCCGCTGCTGGCCGCCGGCCTGTGGGAGGACACCAGCCCCCTGCTACCCGACGGCAACCTAGGCACCTTCACCATCATCACCGGCGACAGCAGCGGCGTATCAGCAGACATCCACGACCGCATGCCGGTGTGGCTGCAGGCCGGCCAGATCGATGAGTGGATGGCCGCCAGCCCCGACGACGCCATGGCCATGCTGCTGGCCAGCGAGCCTCCGGCGATGGAGGCATACCGGGTCAGTCGCGCTGTGAACACGCCACGGAACAACCGCGAGGATCTGCTCCACCCGGTTGCATAAGGCAACCCGGCAGATACGCCTCTCCGTCTCAGGGCCTGCGATTACCGCTCGAACAGGGAGCCAGACAAACGTCGCGTCATTCTCCCTGTTCCAGCGCGAATAGGCGCTGCTCTATCCCGCGCTGACGCTCGGCCATCCCGGCCAAGATGAACATCTGCAGCTCAGCAGGCCGGAAGCTGTACAGATCGCCTGCCGGCATGGGAGGTGCCACAACTACCCCATCCTCACCAATCAACGTTTCGACCGCCTCCTTGGCATCCCACGCGTCGTGGCAAATCATCCCGTAGGCGAACGGATCGAGGCCGTGCGACTGCATGATCTGGATCGCCCGCTGCACCGTCATGCCGATGTGCCAGCGCGCGGCGACGCCCTTCTCGGAAACTGCCGAGATCCATTTGAACGCGCCAATCTCGTCGGCCAACTCAATCGCCGCGTCCAGTTCCGCCTGATCCAGCTCCCTTACCGGCGTTTTCTCGCGCTCATCGGACGTGTTGATGGTTCCATTGACCGCGAAGATTTCCTTCCATCGAGCGGAAGCACTACCTAGCTGATAAACGTTGCTGGCGCCTGGGCAGGTGTTTCCCGCCGTATCTACGATCTGAATGCCTCCAAGGACATTGGAGTAGATCGTGAACGTCCCACCGATGGAGAAATACGCATAAGCCGTAGTCGGCACCGTTCGGTCATAGATCAGAAAGCCGGCTGTCGAGCCCTGAGCCACAAAGCCGGTAGCCGTCACATCGCCAGCGACCGATACGGGCCCGGAAATTGGACCGCCGGTCTTGTCGTACTTCCCGGCCACCAATCCGGCCGCCGTTCCTGCTGGGTCCGCTCCCACCTGCGCGGCGGAGTAGTCGCCAGATTGCGCGATAACCGCTCCTGTGCGACCAAACACCGATGAGACGCCGCCCCCGCCTCCGGTCGCGCTGATGATCGGGTTTCGTGGGTCGGTGCTGTTTACCGAGATGCCAGTGCCGGCCACCACCGACTGGACGGCGCTGTCAGCCTTGGCGCCTTGAGCCGCAGTGGCAGCTCCGATATCGCCGGGGGCGAGAACAACGACGCCGGTTTTGCCATTGACTGACTGGACTGGCGATGCCGCCGCGGCACGACCGATGGTGAAATACAGGTTAGCGGTGCCTTCCGTCAGGTTGTCGGTGGTTGCTGCTTGGGTGCCTGATACCCGCCCCTTTACGTCGCGGGTGATTCTCACCAGCGCCGTGCCGATGCCTGAGTCTGGAAGATCGGCCAGGGAGATCGTGGGCAGCCCAGCAGATGCGTTCCCGTTGGCGACGTTGATCTGCTGCGCGGTGCCGGTGATCGTGGCGGGACGCGTGCCGGTCACCCTGCCCTTGCTGTCCTTGATGATCGCCAGCAGCGAGCCGGCGCCAGAGTCAGGCACATCCTCCAGACTGATAGTCGGGTTGCCCGCATCTCCGTCGGGGTTGGCGATGTCGATGCCAATCCCCTCCTGCAGCGTCCGCAGCGCCCACTCGCCATCGTTCTTCCGAACGGCGAAGCCGGCGCCAATCAGTGCGGCCAGCTTCTGGATGTTGAGCGGGATCTCCTTGATCAGCTTCCAGATGGTCGATGCGATGCTGCCTGGGCCGCCGCTGCCACCGGTGGTGGGGTTGATCACCTGCGCTGCGGTCAGGATCTGGCCATCAGGCCCACGAAGATTCACCCCAACCTGGGCGCCGTTGGTCGCGTCGGGGTCGACATCAACGAAGCTGCGGGGGTTCTGGTGCAGCGGGACGCGCTTCTTGGCCATTACCGCCCCAGCGCGCGGATCTCGCCCATGCGGGTGTTGCAGTCCTGCAGGGCGAGCAGGTTGGCGTTGTAGGCGCTGACCACCGCCTCGACCGTGCGCGACGTCGCCCGTGTAGCTGGGCACGGCTGCGTCAGCTGGTCATCGACCGGTACCAGCTTCTCCACGGTCACATGGACCTTCTCGGGCAGCTTCGGCCGCTCGGCTTGGTGCGCGCAGCCGGCCAGCAGCAGGGTGGCGATCAGAGCAAAGGAATTGAGCTGCACAGCTCCATCTCCAGTTGGGACCGGCATGCCGGTGTGGTCTTGGCGGCCTGCAGCGCCTTTTCGGCCGCACTGGCCCGGCGCTGGCCCTCGGCTGCTGCCGCTTCGGCCCGGGTCGCTGCAGCAGCGGATGCCTTACGCGCCAGCTCGGCGGCGTCGATCGATGCCTGGGTCTGCCGGTTGACCTCCTGCAGGAGCTCGCCGGCGGCGTTGGCCGCGCGCAGGTTCTCGGCCGCCTCAGCGCGTGCGCCGTCAAGCTGGCGCTGCACCGATTCGATCTGTTCGCGATCAGCAGCAGCCTGCCGATCCGCCCCTCGCTGGCAGCCGACCACGAAGATGCCACCGGCCAGCAGGCACCACAGGCCAATGCGGATCAGCTTCGCGTAGGGCGCCAGCGGGTCAGGGATCAGCATGGCGCGCCGCCTTCGCCTTCTGTTTGAAGCTGGTGGCCACCGGGACCAGGAACGCCGACCCCACGGCCAGCACCCCCATGCCGATCAAGGCCCACTCAGGGAATGCGTTCTGGGCTCGCTCGGGCATCAGCGCATAGGCGCCAAGGCCGGCCGTCGCGGCCGCCGAAAGGATCGCCAGCCAGGTGCTGGCGCGACCAGCCACGCCCTGCCAGTTGAATCGGTCCTTCACTTCAGCCCCCTGAGCTGCTTCAGCTCCTTGATGTCCTGCTTGTTCTGCTCGACCTGCACGGCCTGCTTGGCCAGCTCGAGCTTCAGCGCCGGCACGTCGGCCAGCTGCGTGTTGAAGGTCTGCAGCTGCTGCTGCACCGTGGCCATCTGCTGGTTCGTGACCTGCTGCTGGGTCAGCACGGCCTGCATGGAGCTGATCAGCCAGTAGCCGCCGGCGATCATGAAGCTGGCGAAGGCCCCGACGATCCATTTCTCGACCGGGCCGAGTGAAATACGGGTGCGGCCGTCCTGGCTCGGCTGGGCTTCCATGCTCATGCGCTCCCGCCCTGACCTTCGAACACGCGGCGCTCATCGGCGCGGCGGTTGGACAAGCCCTGCATGACCCTGCCGTTTGCCCTGTTCCAGCGCGGAAACTGAGCTGCAGCCCCTGCTACATCGCCGGCGTTGAACAGCTTCAGCAGGGTCGAGCTGCGGAAGGCAGAGACGCCGATGTTGTAGGCCAGGCTGACCATAGCCCCGAGCTGGCGGTCGGTTGCCGGCCGTCGCAGCGCTGACCGCACGCCCTTGGCGAACCGGTCCAGATCGAGGGCCAGCCGGTCGTCGGCCTGCTTCTGGCTCCAACGAACGCCCTTTTCGATGCCAGGACCGGTCGCGCCGTAGCCGATGGTCCATGGCGCTCCGCCGGTGGCGGGGTCTGGGTAGGCCTCCAAGCGGCACCCCTCCCACTTCTTCACCAGCTGTACCGCGTATGCCAGGGCGCTCATGCCCGCTCCCCCGTGTGTGATGGGGTCATGCTGCCGGGGCTGGCGGGGGCTTCAACGGATGGAGCCCGCCTGCCGGTAGGATTGGGGTGCGAGCCAACCAACCACTACCGGAGACGAGCATGGAAAAGGACGTTTGGACCGTGATGATTCGCGTAGGTGACGAAATTAGGTCCGGAGATATGGTGTTCCTGGATGGGGTTCCCCATCTCGTGTGGGAGTGGCACGAACAGGCATCAAATGAGCATCCTGGGATTACGGTGCAGCTTGACCCGCGGTTCCTACAGCGGGCTGATGGAGCTGGTGGCGTTGATTTTGTCTACGGCCCGCCAGTTCAAGCGCCCGACTCTGCTTCTTGATCTGCCGGGCACAGCCATTTGATGCAGCACGCTTGAGGCGGAGCCAGATGCGCTCCGTCTCAGGTGTCAGAGTGCAGATGAACCGGCCGGGGCGCTTGGAAATGTCCATATCCCCACCCTACCCCCGCGCCGGTCGGCTTCAACGGTAAAGGGCCCGGCTCCCTGGGCCCCTCCGTCAGGCAGTTGTATACCTTAAGGGGTATGACTGGATGCGCTACGAGGTTTCTCCCCAAAAAGGGAAAAACCTCATGCGGCCCTACGGGGCCGAAATGGGATCACGTTCGATGCCTTGGCTGCTGCTGCCATAGCCCTGAGTTCAAGCACTCGCGCGGCCATCTTTTCTGCGATGGCGTTCAGACGCGGGTCGTCCTCAAGGTTGACAGCCCGGTCCGGGGGTGTAGCCTGCTGCATTGGAAGCCTCCTCTAGATGTTTCCGACTGAAGCCCCGGGGTGGCCGCCCTGGGGCTTCGCTTTTGTGGACTCAGGACCGGGCGACATAGGCCTGCAGGGCCTCGATCAGGCGCTCGGCCGTAGGGTTGTCGAGCGATGGCCTGGAATCGAAGCTTCTTTCCAGCCTCGAAACGAGCTCAGCAGTCACCGTCCGATTGTTCGTAGCTGCCGAGAACCGCAGGCGTTGCAGCAACTCCGCCGGGAGTCGGAAATTCACCTGCGGGTCTTCCCGGCTCACGCCGCAGCCTCGTGCAGACCACCAGACATCAGGTCCATGAGCTCACCGAATCGCGCCACGTAGTAGTGGGGCTGCGTCTCGCGGGGGTTCTCGGGAGGAGTGAGGTTCTTCCCGTACTGCAGGCCGGCCTCGGTCAAGGTCCAGTATTTCTTGATCCGACTGCCGCTCGACGGGCGCTCGCGCTGCTCAAGCAGGCCGATAGACTTGAGAAGCAGATTTGCCTTCTGTGCGCTCATGGAGGAGCCAACCATCTTGAGCAGGCTGCTCATGGGAAGCGTCGGCTCGCTGCTTCCGGTAGCGCCAGAGGGTGCATCAACTGCATAGTTCGGCAGCAAGTCCTGATGGCCGACTTTCCCGCCAAGACGCTGATACATGCCGAGGGTCACGGAGGGCGCAAGATTCAAGACCTTCGCTGACGACTCAATCAACGCACACCCTGCCGCAACGAACTCTTGGGACGCTGGCAGCGCGCGGCCATAGGAGCCAGTCCGTCGGATCGAGGGGAGCACCTCTTCGAAGATCCACCGCTCAATGCGCTCTGCCTCCGGGAGCTGACTGCGGGCGATAAGCCGCCAGAGATCAGCTTCCGAGATGATGCGGGTGTCTTGGACTCGACCAAGCGAATCGGGGATGGGGTAGCGTTTCGCGACCCCACGGCAGTGCTTCGCCAGTGCGTCCAGCGAATTGCTGTAGCCCAGGGCATCGGCCATATCCTTTCCAACAAACCACGGCTCCCCGTCGATCTCGACGGCCCTGATGCTGATCGTGTCGAACTGGAACGGGATGATCTGGCTCATGCGGCCTTCTCCTGCTCCTCCCGACGAGCCTTCTCCAGCAGCTCGAGGGTCATGAAATTGACCGACCGACGGTCCTCCTCGGCCTTCTGCTTGAGCCAGTCGCGCAGATCGACAGGCATTCGGACAACGACGTGCGCTTTTTCCATGGTGGTTCTCCTGTGGTTGGTAGAGGGACTATCCCGGGTCCACCCACGGCATCAACGGATGCTCGCCAGTGACTACATGGTGTAATTAGTTACACGATGTGGGCATGGCGTCAAGCACTTTTTGACGACACCATGTAGCCATGGCAAAAAAGACTGAAACGCGCCCGGCAACCGGACACATCAATCCGTTTGGACTGCGCATGCAGCCCGATCTACGGGAGCGGCTCGAGGCCGCGGCTGCAGCAGAAGGAAGGTCGCTCAATGCGGAAATTGTTGCGCGGCTAGAAGCCTCGTTCGAAATGGCACAGAACGTCGAAAAGCTAGAACGGTCGTCGGCGACCCTTGAGCGATCGCAAAAGCAGTTCCTGGATTCGATGAAGACGTTCCAAGCGAAACTTGACGAAGTGCTCAGCAAGCTTCCACCAGAGCTCCAACAACGTTTTGACGACTCTCTGCTCGGTAAGCCGAGGAATAGGTGAAGCCATGACCGACGATCGATTCAAAGACGCGGGCCAGTTCCAACCTGAAAAGGCGTGGGCGAAGATCAAGACGGATGATTTCGTCAGAAGCTCGAAGGCGAAGCATCCAATGCAATTCAGGGACTACGTGATCCTTGTCGGCGGCGCCATCGCGCTCATTGCAATCCCCTTGATTGCCATCTCATTCTTCCTCTGACCCCTCTAGGGCTGCAGCGAGGTCTGCTGCAGCCTCATCATTGTTCTCCGTCGCGATCCGCTTCAGAACATTGATCTGCGCTGGCAGCGCAGCAATCGGAGTCTCCGTATTTCGGGCCAACCAGTTGACCGTCTTCGGGCTCGTCATGGCGCGCGCGGTGAGATTTGCCAATGCCCCACCCGCGACCAGTTTGGTCAGATTTGGCAAGTCGCCTTGCAGAATGGACATTGCAAGACCGCCGCCGTAACCGAACGAGGCGGCCTGAGCCGCAGTCCCTGACGGGTTGCGTAGTACCCCAGATCCTTCCTTGATGCTTTCCGCGACCCTGGCCAACTTGTCGATGTCGTCGGACACCTTGCCCCCGTAGCGGTTGAACAAGGCCGCGCGAGCTTCCGGGCTGATCTTGTTCCAGTTCGTCAGGAACGTCGCGGCCGAGAACACTTCGCTCCCCCTGTCCTGGCCGCTGGGGTTCGCAAGCCCCATCCGTCGGATCACAGCTGCGGTCACGTCCTTCTGTGCGTCCTCAGGGAGGGAGCGCATCACCGATCTCAGCACGGTGGCCCCCTCGCGTGTTCCCGACATTGCGGACTGGAAGATGCGCTCTGGGCCACCATTCTGGTCCACTACGCTCTCCAGGAGCTTAAGCCGGTCCTGTGACTTGCTGTAGTAGGTGTTGGCGCGCTTCAGGGCGCGCTCCGCGTCTGGCCCAGCGTTCTTAGCAGCTACTGCGATGTCATTGGAAAGAGCGTGGTAAAGCTGCTGAAGCTGGGCGGTCGGTTTGTCGGGCGTCAGGCTGAAACCAAACGCCTCCTCACCAAGCCGCGTCCGCAAGCCCTTCACCGCTTCATATGGCAGCGCCTTACCGTTTCCAGCGGCAAGGTCGGTCGCGAGATTCTCGGCAATCCGGCCGAGCTCCGGGTTGATCAGGGCGCCAGTCGTCGCTTCAGCGCCAGGCGTGGGAGCCGTCATCGCGGCCAAGACCTGCTGAGTGCGCGACAACTCGACCGGCGCATCGGATGGGATGCGCTGATCAACCTGCCAGTAAAGCCCGCGGCGCATCGCCTTCGTGTTCTTGGCGAACGTATCGACACCAGCACGGATGGACCGGCCGGCACCTTCCGCAGTTGGGTTGCTGGACATGCTCCGCGCCAGATCGTTCAGGCCCTTACCAATCTGCTCGCCCTGTTTCTCCCCCGCGCGGGCCATGACCCCACCAGCCGTCGGGCTGGATCCGAGCAGGTTCTCCATGCCTTGTCGCACACGGCTTCCAGTTCCCTGCCCAACAGTGGGCGTAGCTCCTCCAAGCGTGCCGAAGTCCTTGATGGCGTCTTCGAGGCTCTTTCGATTGGATTCCCCTCCACGCAGCGCGCCTCGTAACGTCATCGGCGCGCCAGCGGTGATCGATGCCGGCGCCAAGCCACCCAACACGCCCGCTGCAGCCTGTCCCAGCGCACCTGCTCCGCTCTCCCTAGCCATCGAACTGGCCCCAGCGCCGGTGGCAGCACTGGCCGTCTGCAGGATCGGCTGGGCCGTCAGCACCTCAGCCGCCCGCTCGCCCAGAGTCGGGGCAAGCTGGGGCGCAGGCGCAGCACGGGCCAAGGTCGGAGCCACGGCACGGCTCGCGCCGAGCGCGCCACCGGCGCCCAACGTCAGGCCGGTACCGGTCAGTGCCTCGCCAATGTCGCCGAGGACGCGATCGCCGGAGGTCTGGGCTTTGGGCAGACCCAACGTGTCGCCCAGCGCCGCGGCGTTGTCGCGGAAGCTGGCCACGGGCCGGCCGGTGACCTTCGTTTCCAACGCGCCGAGGGCGTCGCCGCCGACCGCGCCAAGGAGGCTGCCGATGCCCTGCAGCACCGAGCGTGCACCGAAGGCCAGGTCGCGCGGGATGCCCGCCTTCCAGCCGTCGGCCTGCCGGCCATCAGCAGTGCTGTCCACGCTGCTCGTGACCTCGGAGAAGTCAGGCGGCAGGGCCTGTACCGTCCCGAGGGTCGGGATGTTCTGGTCGCGGTAGTCGTCCCACGGACCACGGTCGTACATTCGCTCCTGGTCCTGATGGAGACTCTGCGCGTAGGCCGTTGCGTTGTCCGGAGTATCGAAGATGCCGAGATTGCGCCCTGTCTTCTGATACTGCGCAATCGCATCGTCGTCGCTGAGGATCCGGCCGTCGTCTGAAACCGTCGGGATCAGCACTTCCCGGCCGTCGAAGTTGGCCGAGATCGAGCGGACGGTCGAGATCGAGCCATCCGGGTTACGCACCACCGGCCGGTTGTTCAGGTCGATGTTGCCGGCCTGCAGCTGCCCTCGTGCCAACCGGGGCGCCTGTGCCTGCTGGTACTCCTCCCACGGCAGCGGACCGGCCATCAGATCTTCTCCCACGAGTTACGGTCGGCGGGGTTGCCCCCACGGAAGCGGTAGCCATTGCGAATGGTTCCTGGTGCCGGTCCACCTTGGGCAGGCAGGCCAGGACCGCGAGCCGAGGGCGGATCACCCAGCGTCCCTCCGAAGTCGCGCGGCGTAACGCCAGGCGTACCGCTGCGTCCATAGTTCGCGTTGATGATGTCCTGCTTGCGCGTATGCAGCTCAACCGCCTGACGGTTGAACTTCGCCAGACGTGCGAGCGCCGCGGCTGCTGTGCGCGGGTCGTTGGCAGACATCAATTCATTCGCGGCACGCTGTGCGTCACCCTCAGTCTGGACGCCCTTGTTCAGGCGCAGCGACTCGTTGACGATCTTCGTCAGATCCGACTTCCACTCGTTGAGGGCCACGTCTCCTTCGGTGGCCATACCCAATCCGGTGCGTCCCCATGCAAGAGCGGCGCTCTGCGGGCTGATCTTCAGCGTGCCATCGGCCAGGCGCGCAGCATTCTTCTGGATGATGTCGTTCAGGACGGCCGTACCGCCCAGGGCGTCTTCCACGGCCAGCAAGCCCTTCACCGCTTCGTACGGCAGCGCCTTGCCGCTGTCGCCAAGAGTGCCGCCGACGCCCTTGCCACCGGGGTTCCACTGGCCGCTGCGCTCCAGCCCGAACTTAGCCGCGTCGATCCCGGCCGCCTGCCGGGTACGTGCAGCACTGGCGTTCGAGTTGTTGGCGCTTGCGTAGGAAGATGCAGCAGATGCCCTGCGCTGCCCAATCGCAGCTTCGCCAAGTGGCGTCACATTGACGGTCTGATCCGACTGCGCGTACGGGTTGTAGGCAACGTCGCCGGCGATCTTGGTCATCTCCAGCGGCTTGGTCGTGAGGCCGAGCGATGCGGCACCTGCCCCGGCCAGGTCACCCAACGTCGCCCGGTCGTACACAGCCTGGCGCATGGCGAAGTCCTGCGACTGGCCAAGGGTGCCGAGATCGACCTTTTCGTTCGAGGTGAGGCCGTACGCAGTCAGCTGGTTGAGAGCATCCACGTCGCCGGCGCGCGCGCGCCCGATGAGGTCGGCCGTCAGCCCCTGCCTGGACGCCACGTTCTGGTCGCCCATCACGCGAGCGTTCCGGGCCTGCCTGGCCTGCTCCAGCGCCAGAGCGTGCTTGTACTCCAGCCCCAGCTGATCGTTGTAGGCCGCCCGGCCGTTCCCGAACAGTGCATCGCCGAGTGCCGCGCCTGCGCGCATGTATCCGTTCGCCATGTCAGTACCCCAAGACGCTGCCGCGGGGGATGCCGTACCCGTAGCGCTGTCGCGCACCGGGCATCTCGTAGAGCGCATCCGTGTTGTTGCCGAAGCTGGCCATCGCATTCGGGGCCGCCGCCGCCCCAGAACCACCGCCGGCCATCGCTCCACCCGCAGCCATCAGGCCACCGGACAGCAGGTCCATACCAGGCCGGCGGCGGATGTTCCGCAACCGCAACTGGTCGATGAAGCTCTGCCCTGCCGCCTCGCGAGAGAGGCCATCGATATCCGTGGCCAATCGGCCATAGTCGAATGCCTCATCCTGCCGCTGCAGGCGTGGCGCTTCGATCCGCGCCATCAGGTCCGCGGTGCGAGCGGCTGCGGAGTCGGATCCCGCGCGTGCCGCAGTGCTGTCGGCCTGGAACGCCTGGCCACCGATCGGCGACTCCAGACCCGCTACAGCCTGCTTGCGGCTCCGCTGCAGCTGCTGGGTGAACTGAGACAGCGCTTGGGCGCGCTCATCCGCAGAGTTGCTGGCCTCGGTCTTGGCGATCTGCTCGTTGACCTTGGTGTCAGCCTCCTGCTGGCGACGCGACTGGTTGAGCAGGCTCTGGGCCGTGGCCTGGTCCTGTTTACGCGCGACACGGTCAGTCTCGGCCTGCTGCATTGCAGTGCCGGCGACAGCCAAGGCAATTGGAATGAACTGACCCATGCTTATCCTCCGTAGCCGCCGAAGCCGCCGCCGTACAAGTTGACCTGCGAGACACGAGTCGCCTCACGCCTGTTGGCCTCGTCCCTTCGCTGCTTGACGAACGCTCCGATGCCGCCGAACTGGTCGGCCAGGTCTTCACCGAACGCCGTAGAACGAGCGGCCTCCAGATTGGAGCGCAGTCCCGCCGCCGCTTGCTGTGCACCGGTGTTGGCGTCGAGGCCGGATGTGGCCAGCTGGATCAGTCGTGCCCGCTGATCCTGGTCGGCTGCTTCCAACTGAGCGCCTGCGCCCTGAGCGCGGCTCTCGACCGTCAGCGCACCGCGGTTGTAGTCGTCGCTCATGCGGCGGTTCTGGTCGACAGCGACGCTGCCGCCGGACAGGCCGCCGCGCGCCAGCGAGAACTTCAGTTCGCGCGCCGCATCCGTGTTCTGCCGGTTGAGATCGTCCATCAGCTTGGTCCGCGTGGCCGACACAAAGTCGGCGATGTCGCGCGCGCGCCGAGGGTTGTCGAAGGTCGCATTGATGCGGCCCTGAGCCTCGCGGATCCGCTCCTGGCGCTCCATCTCCATGCGCGCAGCCACGTCCGCAGCCGACTCACCCTGTTTGGCCGTCTTGGTCAGGCCCAGGGGATCGAGGAACTTGCTGGCCCCGGACTTCTGGATCAGGCCCGTCGGGTCTGCCCAATTGCCTTTGCCGATATTGCCGCCGCCGGCCATTAGGCAGCCTCCTTGGTACGTGCGAACAGGACCGCATCAGCGCCGTTGGCGCAGTAGCGGCTCAGGGTGGCTTCACGGCGGTAGCCCAGCGAACGCTCGTACCACTCGAACGTCTTATCGCGGCCGGCCAAGCCGTACAATTGCAGCCGGTGCACGTTCGGTTCGGCGAGCATCCGGTCGTTGAGCTTGCGCGTCCACCGGGTGATGGCGTACCAGTGCTTCTCCCAGCCAGTCATCGTGCCCAGCTGCCAGCCCTCCCAGACACCCGGCCGGACCTGCCAGAAGCCGCCGGCCACTACCGGCACGCCGTCGGCCAGCAGGACGAACTTCGGCCCGGGTACGGCGGCCATCTTCAGGATCGCCTGCTGCGGGTCGTACTCAGTCGCGCCCGTCATGGCCAGGTCCTGCGCGATCTCGTCCGGGCGCATGTTGCGCGCCAGGTAGGCCAGATCCTCGATCAGCACTTCGCTGGAGGCGATGACGGTCATGGCCCGTTTCCAAAATCGAAGAAGCTCAGCGACGCCTGCGTCAGCGCCCACTTCTTGCCCGGCGCGAAGTCCACGCGCAGGCTGAAGGTCGGAGCCGACAGCGGGAACGGGATGACGCCGCCGGGCAGCGTGTCGGGGTCGACGGTGTAGGGATCGGTGAACGCGGCCGTATTGCGCTGGTCGTAGCCGATGCTGACGCTGGGCGTGCCCTGGCTCACGATGTCGAAACCCTCCATCATCTTGGTGACGCCCGGCGTCCCGAAGTCCAACCACGGCCACCAGACCGTGCCGCCGAAGGGGATCGTCTGGCCGCCAACGTCGTCGCCCAGGGCGAAGTCGCTGACCGCGCTGATTTCGTCCCCATGCCGGATGTAGAGATCATTCCCCAGCTGCGCGAAGGCATCCACGGAGAACGGGAACAGGTAACGGCTCCACGCGCCCTGCTTGCCCGAGCGCATCGTGTAGACGAAGACGGTCGACTCCATCACGCACCTCCGAAGCCGAACTGCAGCCGGCCGCCGGTGGACATGCACAGCGTGGCCAGGCCGCCGCAGGGTGGATTGGCGGTCAGCAGGTATTCGGTTAGGTAGCGGTCGCGCTGCTGCCGGTAGTACAGCGAGCCCGCGCGCAGGTAGGCCAGGATCACATCGGAGCTGGCCGTCTGGCCGCGGCGCTTGTCGTCCAACGTCACGCGCGGGTTGACCGCCCCGAGGATGCTGGTGAACACCATGCCCGGCACCGTGCCATCGAACCACCAGAGCCACGCCTGGCCACCCTGCGTGAACGCAATCACCGGCTGCATGTTCTGGTCGAACGCCAGCGCAACCTCGGTGATGCCCGGCCGGATGAACGCAGGTTGCTCGTTGCCGCCGTCCGGCCCCAGGTACACCACGTCCTCGTCCACTCGCACGCGCCACAGCTGGTACTGCAGGCCAGCTGAGGTGTCGTTGATCGCACGGCCGCCCATCTCGTAGTCGATGAGCGGCTGCAGTGTCGAATTGACCCGCTCGGAGAACGGGGCCGGCTGCGGAGTGCTGGAGAGGCCGCCGGTCGGGATCATGGCGTGTAGCGGCCCCAGCTCATGCGGATGGTGAACGTCGCCTTGAACGATGAGGTCTTGGGCAGCTTCGGCGACAGGCCCCATGCCCAGGCGCCGAAGGCACGGTCACCGGTGTTCCCCGACGACGCGAAGAAGCACCCGATGCCGCCCGCAACGTTGGCATCATTGAGGTCGCAGTCGAACCGGAACGAGCGCTGGTAGCTGCCATTCGTATAAGCCAGAGCAGTGATGATGCCCGATCCGATAGGATTCGCGACGGCACTGTTCTGTGCAGGCAAGGCTGCATCAACAGCGGGGCCCGACGCCGCATTGCCTGCGGTGCGTCGCGGACCGATGCCCTTGCCGACGTAGAGATACCAATACAGATCGTAGCTCACCGGAATGAGGGCGCGAGCAGTCCAGTTGTAGGTGATGCCGGCGATGTCCACAGTGCCTGTCGCATCCGTCAGCGTGGGATACAGCCGCAGCTCGTAGGTGACATCGAGCGTCTCATCCGACAGCACGGTGATAGTGGTCGGATTGCCGCCCGAATCCAGAATCAGGGCGCGGCTGAAAAGCGGCCCACTGCTTGTCGGGGAAACCCCAACCTCGGCCAAGGTGCCGGCAGCGGTACCGGTGGTAAATCGGGTCGTGCGCCGCACCCAGGCATAGAACGCTCCAGAGCGATCGACGCCGTTGTTGATGGCCTGCTGCGTCGAGCTCGATGCCACCGGGGACACCAGCGCAGTATCGGTCACAGCCGGGGCGGTGTTCCCCGATCCAACGCGGCAGAAGGTGTAGATGTAGGTGTCGTCGGTAGTCCCGAGCAGATCCAGGCCGGCGTTGGTGATCAGGTTCGGGAACCAGTCGGCGGCGATGCGGCGGCTGCCGGGAATCTCCTGGCCATCCTCGTCCGTGCGGAACGCTTCGATCTTGAACCAACCGGCGAAACCGCTGCTGGCGTTGAGAGTGTTGCTGCTCATGTGAGCGTGCCTCCTACGACACTGGAAGACAGCCCGATGCCCTCGGGCGCCATGTTGGAAACGATCAGCTTCTGGAGCAGCGTGCCGGCCACCACCCCGCTGGAAAGGCTCATGGATTCGGCCGGAATCACATAGCTTCGGAGGATATTTCGCAGCGTTCCGGCTTCAACGGCGGAGGCCAGCGAAACCCTGTCGTCCAGGGAGTAGTTCTGCAGGATCGGGCGCAGGGTGCCGGCCGTAGCCACCGACAACAGCGCGAAGGCATCAGCCGGTACGGTGTACTCGTGGTAGACATCACGGAACGTGGCTGCTTCCACCACCGAGGCCAGGGAGATCGAATCGGCCGGGATCTCCACCGGGTACAGGCGCGTGGTCAGGTACTTGAAGAAGCCATCCGCACCAGTGCGGGTCTCGACCTTCTCCGCCACGTCGCCGAGCGAATCCGTGGCGCGAACCGTCCACTCAGCATCGCCACCGCGCGCCATCTCGCCGGTGACGTGGCCACTGGCGTCCATAGCCAGGCCATCGGGCAGCGCGCCGGCGGAGATCTCCACGCTGTATGGCGGCAGTCCACCGGCGATCACATAGCTGTAGTCGACCGTGTCGCCACATGCGGCCTTGGGCAGCGATCCGTAGACGCCCAGCACCGGCGGCGGGTAGTTCGGGAACGCCAGTAGGTACTGGCCAGCACCCGGATAGTAGGTGGCCAGCGGCGGCGTGTTGTTGCGGTCCGCATACAGCATGGCCTGCTGGACAAGAACGTCGATCGGTGCGCCGATATCGCCGGCGGCAAGGTTCTCGGCAGCATTGGCAATGCCTACCGAGCGCACGCCCTGCTGGGACAGGTAGATCAGGTCGTTGGCAACCGGCGCGGCGGCCTTCTGCCAGATCGAACCGATACCGTCCATCTGGTCGAGGATCGCCATGGAGGCCGGATCCGGGTCAACCTGCCAGTTCTGGAAGCTGCTGGCGTTCAGCGCGACCAGGTTGGCGCGGTACTGCTGCAGCACCGCCATGTTGTTCGCGTTGGCCTGCTGCAGGCCGGTCGGCAGGTAGCCGGCGTCATCGGCCGTCGACCAGTCCAGCGGGTTGGCCGTGGCGCTGTAGCGCACGATGTCCTTGTCGGCGGCGAAAACCTTGCTCGCAACGATGGCGACAACCTTGGACTGCGGGCACTTCTCGTCGGTCACCCGGCGCGAGACGGCGCGCCAGTTGATGGTCCCGTCCTTCACCATTGCGCTGATGTCGGTCGGCCACGCCGGCTCAACAGCACCGCTCACATACCGCGGCGAGGCCGTCCAGGTAACGCGGCTCGTCGTGACCGCCTCCCAGATCACCTCGTTGTCGATCACCTGCTGGCCGAGGATGCCCGGCCATGCCGGCTCACTGCTGCCCGACGTGCCCGATTCGGTCTGGACGGCCTTGTAGACCAGGCCTTCCGGCAGCCCAGCGGTCGCACCGCTCACCGCGAGGTTGTCGCCCCAGATCGGGCTGTTGTGATCGGCCACCGAAGTGAGGTGAATCGCAGCCTTGGCATAGGCAGCCGACGCCGGCGCAGTGCTGGTCACCTTCGACTGGTGCCACGCACCGCCCGAACCGCTGTCCACGACGTTGCCCTTGTCGGTCTGCAGCAACGTGTTCAGCGAGTCGTACCAGCGCACCTCGGTCCAGCCGGCAGTCTTGCCAGCGGACGAGGCGCCCTGGTTGATCATCGAGGTTGCAACCAGCTGGCCGCCAACCGGGACGACCAGCATCGTGTTGTTGATGCCCAGCCCGTCCGGCTTGTTGCCGGGCAGGATCATGGAAGGACCGCCGCCACCGTAGCCGCCTGACGGGCTATAGGCGCCATCACCGCTGAAGGTCCAGCCCGTGTTGCCGGCGGAGAAGTCGCCATTGGCAACCTGCGGGTTGTTCGGCGCCGGCTGGGTGATCGGCTGAACCAGATCCCCCGGCAGGTACAGGGTGCCGGGCTGCCAAACAGGAGCGGCCATTACTGGGCCTCCTGGTTGTTCATGTTGCGCCACGGGCTGTTGCCACCGCTGCTCCCGTATCGATCAGTCACATCAGGCGGCAGCTGGTTCCCGGACTGCTCGCCGGCAATGGGAGTCGGGTTGGCCACGTCGCTGTCTTCGAACACCGTCGCACCCGGCGAGGTGGGCCACGACGGCTCAGTGGCACCCGAACGCGGCGCCGGCCCGAAGGCATCGGTGACCGTGTAGTAGTAGCCGTTGTCGGTCGTCGGCACGACCTTGTCGCCAAGCGCGCGCGCGACGTTGCGCACCCACACCTGGAACTGCTCGGTGCCGCTATCCAGCTGGTAGGCGATGCCGTTCGGCGCTGTGGGCGTCACCAGCGACCCGGGCAGGTAGATTTTGCCGGGCTCCCACGTCGTGCCGCGCTGGAGCCAGTAGTGGAAGACATCGCCGTTGACGAACTCTGGCACCACATACAGGTAGCCGAGAAACGGGCCGGCGAAGTGGATTTCCTTGATCGGCAGGTCCGGTGTGTTCGGGTGCTTCAGGACCTCGCACTCGACCACTGGCGTGCTGGCAGCGATGGTCTGCGGCTGGTGGCTGAAGACAATCAGCTTGCCGTCGTAGGCGCACAGGCCCTTGGTGGCGCCTGTCGGCAGCGTGTTCTTGTTCTTGGTGCCAGGCCGGGACCGCGGCACGCCGTCCTGATCCACATAGCCGTTGACCAGGTCGTAGAGCGTGTTGGCATCTGCCCCGCCCTTCGTCCTGAGCCGGTTGATGCCGCCCTTGGAGGCGTTGAGGGTGACGATACGGCCGGTCACGGGAACGGCACCTCTGGGCGCGGCGGCACATACACGCCCTCACCCACCGGTGGGCCCGGGATGTACCGGGCTGTCGCATGGGTGCCGGCCACCAGATTGGCGATCATCACCTCCAGCTGCTGGATGTAGGCCTGTGCATCCGCCTGCCGGTAGTGCGCCTTGCCATTGGCCAGTGCGAGCAGGAAAACGATCTCGCTGTCGATCGTGGTTTTGTCCGTGTCCTCGGTGAACCGGTTGAGGTCGAACTTGCCCTTGATCACCAGATTGCCCAGCGTCTCGTCCGGCGCCGGCCAGATCTCAATACAGTTGCGGAACTCGTAGCGCTGCGGGAGGCCCGTCAGCTCGCTGGTGGTGTAGCTGCGTGGGTTGATGCCCTCGTGCATCTCCGACCAGACGCCATCTCGCTCTCGGCCGACCCACGTCACCTTGCGCGGGTCCAGCGTTGCCGGGCACGACTGCTGCGCGTTCTTCTCGTCGTTGTCCGGGTAGTCGTACAGTCGCTGACCGGCCACCAGAGGCCAGGAGAACCAGCGCTCGTTCCGGAACTCACCGGTGGGCCGCCGGAACAGCGCCACCTGCGCGCTCTGCAGGAATTCGTTGAGCAGCTCTTTCATGCCCGGCGGCGGGTTGTTCGCCTGTGCGGCGAAGCCCAACCGGATCATCAGCCGCTTGCGCAGCGCTGCCAGCGTGGCATTGCCATCGGTACTGGAGCAGGCGCACTGGATGCCATCGGTGATGCTCATGGGAGCCCTCTTGTGGAGACGGGCCGGGTTTCCCCAGCCCGTCGGGTTACAGCGTGGTGCTGGCGATCAACCGCCCAGGGTGCCAGCGCCGGCCTCGGCCTTCTTGGCGTCGTCCAGCAGCTGCTGCAGGGTTTCGCGCGAGGCGTTGCCCTTGAACGGGATGCCGCGCGCGGCCAGTTCAGCCTTCAGCTCCGCAGCGTTCAGTTCAACGTCGCCACCAGCGATGGCCTCAGCCTTCTGCCCAGGACGTTCCGGGCGACGGCTGTTGATGACCGCTTCCGACGGACGGACGTAGGTATCTCGGCCGAGATCCATTTCCAGCTCACGCGCGATGTCGTTGGCGCCGCGCGGGAATGCCATGTCGATGGCCGGTTGGAACCGCTCGCCGTACTTGCTGCGCAGGCGCTGGAACTCGCCTTCAGCGTTGTCCGGCAGCTCCAGCGCGTGGAAATCCGCGTCCACGACCTTCACGTTCTCGCGGCCATGAATGGCTTCGAGAATCGGCACCTCGTGCTTGAACACTTCGGCCGCGATGGTGGTTTCCATGCCGCGCTTTACAGCGACCAGCTGGACGGTGGCGATGATGCTGTTGCTCATGTTTCCTCCAGGAGTGGAGATGGCGACCATCGCTGGCCGCCACCTTGGTCAGTCGCCCAGGGCGTAGACGGTGCCGGCGGCCGAAAGCTTGATGTACGGCGGCAGGTTGGCCACGTTGGTGAAGCTCAGCGTGGTCAGCGTCGCCAGGGTGGTGAACGTGCCGGTGGCGGTGTCCGAGCCCTGCAAAGTGGCGTCAGCACCGGCCAGGTTCGCGAACACGGCGCTGCCGCCGCGAAGGAACGGGCTGTTGCCGATCTTGAAAGCGGTATTCGTGATGGCTTGGGACTTCATGGATGACTCCTTGAATGCCGAAGAAGGCCCCGGCCGGAACCGGGGCGCTCGTGGATCAGGCGATGGACAGGACGGCGTGCGCGTTGCGCTTGCTGACGGTCAGGCCGTACTTGTTGGTCTGCGCGTAGTAGGTGACGTAGCGGTCCGGCAGCTTTTCCGGCTTGCGCTTCTTCATCCAGTTGCCCTTCACCGGGCGGAACTTCAGGAAGTTCTCGTTGATGAAGTAGCAGCGCTTGGTCCACGGGTAGGTGATCGTGCCGAGCTTGGCGTCCAGCAGCTCGAAGGTCGGATCCCAGACCAGCTCGATGCCCTTGAAGAACACGCCGCTGATGGACGCGTCCAGGCCCGTGCCGCCCTTCGGCCCGATGATGATCTGGCGGTTGACCTCCAGCTTGGCCTCCTTGCGGTAGGCGTCGATGAAGGCTTGGCCACAGCGGATCGCGGTCGGCAGACCGCCGCCGTAGCGCATGCAGGCCTCCCACATCTTCTCCATCTCGGCCACCAGCGAACCAGAGGCGATCGCCATGTCGGCGTTGTTCCGCCACCAGGTTGCGGTCGACGCATCCCAGCCGCCCACAACGTCGGCGGTGCCCGGCACGGTGTTGATGATGTGGTCCAGACCCGGGACGGCCTTGGAGCTCTGGGTGCCGTTTTGCAGGGTTTCGAGTGCCAGACCTTCTTGGATCGAGGACCTCACGGCGTAGTAGCTGGTCTTCATCAGGTTGACCAGCTGCTCCTTCTCGCTCGAAGTCGGAACGGCCACACCCTCGTCATCGATCTGGATGCCGTTGGCGATCAGGCGGTCCTCATCGAACCAGAAGCCCTCGTGGTTCGAGTAGTACTGGAACTTGGCGAAGCGGTTCGGGTCACGCTCGTTGTAGGTGACCTGGTCGGCGCCCTGGTAGTTCTGGTAGTTGCTGTCGTTGGAGATGTACAGCTTCTCGTTGTAGATGCCGTTGCCGAAAACGGACTCTTCCTTGCCCTTGACCAGCAGGTCCAGGGTGCGGTGCGCCACGTTGATCTGGTCAACGGGCTCGTTCTTGGCGTAGGTCTCCAACGTGTAGTTGGTGCCGATCAGGAGCTGAGCCTGGGTAAAGGCCAT